AGAAGCATTTTTATTATATTCAAGAACAGCAGAAAATCCAGAAGCAGATACTCAAAAGTTAGTGTCAAGAATGAATAAACAAAATGATGGACCAGATGTATCAGAAGCAGTAGAAAACATTAGAAAAGAAGTAATAAAAGACGAACAAGAACATATAGACTTTTTAAATGAAAGAGAAATTGAAGTTGGTGGAAAAAAAGTGAAACTTGGTAATGTTATTGAAGGTAATAATATTTGGAAACAAGGACATATGGATGCCATAGGTGGTAAGAAAGGTGTTCATAAACATAGAGGTATGTTTGAAGTTAATAACGCTGGACAAACTATAAATACCGAAACACTTAAGAAAGTTCTTAAGGTTGATAATAAAAATCAATTTTTACAAAGATTTGAAGTTGTTGAAGCAACTGAACAAAAAGGAGTTAGTGGAGCACAAAAAGGTAGAGTTACCGGTTCAACAAGAATTGTTTATGCAGTTATGGTTGATAAAGACAATAAAGAAACACGAGTTCCAATTATGGAAAAAAGACAAAGAAGTAAAGATGGTGAGTTAGGAAAACTTCAAACCGTTTACAAATGGACAAAAGAGTTTCAACAATTAGTAAAGGACAATCAATAATGAAAACTCAATTATTATGCACCTTCACGACACACAGCAAGTTAAATATTGTTGTTGATTCTATTATAGATTCTTATACTATTTTATTTGATAAAATTTATGTATTTCAAAATGAAGACGATGCAGGACAATTAATTTGTACTTATAATATAGAAATGGTTGAGGATTATTATGACGGAGATGAAGCAATATCAGGAACTATCTCTTTACATAGAAAAAAACAATCCAACACACTTTATACAATTAACGCATTAAACGAAGCGATTAGAAGTTTAAACAACGGAGTATTGGATAAGTCATTTGCAATCCCGTGGGAAAGATATCAAAATAATTTACTATTGACAAATGAAGAGGGTTTGAATATTATCCCTACAAAAATATTCAAAATAATAAATGTTAAAGATTGGTAAAAAAGCTTGGTATTTTAGAAAACTTCTTTATATTTATTACTGAATAACAATTAAACAATTAACAATTAATTAATAGGAGAAACAAAATGGATATTAACGCAATCAAAAAAAGGTTAAACCAGTTACAATCAACCAATACTAGAACTTCAAATCTTTGGAAACCGCAACCAGGAAAACAACAAGTTAGAGTAGTTCCTTACAAATTCAATCCAGATACACCATTTATAGAGTTATTTTTTCACTATAATTTAGGTGGTAAGAACTACCTTTCACCAATCAGTTTCGGTAGACCAGACCCGATTGAAGAATTTTCACAAAGACTAAAAACAACAGGAAGTAAAGACGATTTCACTTTAGGTAGAAAATTAGAAGCCAAGATGAGAACTTTTGCACCTGTTATTGTTCGTGGTGAAGAATCTGAAGGAGTTAAGTTTTGGGGATTTGGAAAGACAGTTTATCAAGAACTTCTTTCAATCATAGCTGACCCAGATTACGGAGACATTACAGACCCGAAAAATGGTCGTGATATTACATTAGAGTTTAAAACTGCTGAAGAAACAGGAGCATCATTTCCTTCAACTTCAATTAGAGTTAAACCTAATCAAACACCGATAACTGAGGACTCTAATATATTGGAACGAATTAAAGATACTCAAAAAGAAATTACTGATATCTATCAAGAGTTGTCATATGAAGATTTGACAAATGTCTTGAACGAGTGGTTAAATCCTGATGAAGAAACAACAGAAACTTCAACAGAAGAACCAAAAAAATCAGTAAATGAATTTGACCAAAAACTAGCAGAAGACAAAGCCGAAAAAGAATCAGCTTCAAAAGTCCAAGATGCTAGTCAACAATTCGACGATTTATTCAATAACTAAGGAGAGAAAATGTCAGTAAAAGACGATTTGGCTAATGTCATAGCCGATAACCTGAACAAAAAGTTCAAAGACAACAAAGTAGCGTATTTCCTTGACGGAAGTGATGATACACCAACAGACATTAAAGACTTTATTTCAACAGGGTCTTCAATGTTAGATTTAGCAATCTCTAATCGTGAAGACGGAGGTATTGCAGTTGGTAGAATTACAGAAATCAATGGATTAGAATCAAGTGGTAAATCATTACTTGCATCTCACATACTTGCAGAAACTCAAAAGAAAGGTGGTATCGCAGTTTATATGGATACAGAAACATCAGTCAGTAGAGATTTCTTGGAAGCTATTGGTGTTGATGTTAGTAAACTATTATATCTACACTTTGAATGTGTTGAAGATATATTTGAAGCCATTGAAGATATCATTACTAAAGTTCGTGAATCAGACAAAGATAGATTAGTAACTATTTTGGTGGACTCACTAGCGGCTACATCAACAAAAGTTGAAATAGAAGCAGACTTTGGTAAAGACGGATATGCGACTACAAAAGCAATCGTTATCTCAAAAGCACTTCGTAAGATAACTCAAATGATTGGTCGTCAAAAAGTATCACTTGTCTTTACAAATCAATTAAGACAAAAATTAGGTGTTATGTTTGGAGACCCGTGGACTACGAGTGGTGGTAAAGCATTACCATTTCACGCTTCAACCCGTGTTAGATTAAAAAATATGGGTCAAATCAAAGATAGTAAGAAAAAGAATATCTTAGGTATGAAGTGTAGAGCTCAAATCATTAAAAACAGATTAGGGCCACCTTTGAGACACGCAGACTACGATATGTATTTTGATTCCGGAATTGATAACTATGGTGGTTGGTTAGGTGTAATGAAAGAACACAAGTTGGTAAAATCAGCTGGTGCTTGGTACACTTTAGAATACCGCAAAAAAGAATATAAATTCCAATCAAAAGACTTTAAAGAGTTAATGGAAACTAATGACGGACTTCGTAATCATCTTTACAAACAAATTTGTGAAAAATGTATTTTAGAATACCAAAAAGGCAATGTAGGTATTGATGATATAGAATATACAGGGGAAGTCATTGGAGATGAATAAAAAAAAGTATTTATCGATTCTTGATGATATTAAAAAAGGCGGCTCGGAACTTGGAGATAATCCAAATGAAAATGTGTTGATAATAGATGGACTGAATACTTTTATTAGAGTATTTAGTGTTATACCAACTACTAATGATGATGGGACACACATTGGTGGAATAGTTGGTTTTCTGAAATCAATAGGTTACACAATCAATATGTTTAGACCTACTCGTTGCATCATAATGTTTGATGGAAAGGGTGGGTCAAGTCGCCGTCGTAAATTATATCCAGAATATAAAGCCAAAAGAAAAACTAATATTCGGTTAAATAGAGCGTATGGGTTTGATAATATTGAACACGAACGCGAAAATATGATACGACAAATCAGAAGAACGATTGATTACTTAGAATACTTACCGATTACTTTACTATCAATAGACAATGTGGAAGCTGATGATATTATTGCATACGCATCCAAACAAGTTTTAACTGATAGTAAAGTAACGATAATGTCATCAGATAAAGACTTTCTTCAATTAGTTGATGATAGAATTTCAGTATGGTCACCAACAAAGAAAAAACTATACAAACCAGAACAAGTAATGGAAGAATATGGTATTCCTTCACACAATTTATTAATGTATAGAATATTTGACGGAGATAAATCTGATAATATTAATGGAGTTCGTGGTTATGGATTAAAAACCGTAATTAAAAAATTACCATTTTTACAAGAAGAAAAACAATTTTCAGTTGATGATGCAATAAAAGAATCAAGTGAACTAGAAGAACATAGAGAACTTATGGAACGAAACTATGATTTAATGCAATTACACAATGTAAATATATCAGCATCAGCCAAAACAAAAACCTTAGACAAAATAAGAGAACCAATACCTAAATTACAAAAAGAAACATTTAAGAAAATGTTTTTAGAAGATAAAATGTATTCAGCACTTCCTAATTTAGAAACTTGGTTACAAACTAAATTTCAAACATTAGTAAAATTTATAGGACAATAAAATGAAATCTGAATTAGTAAAAGGCGATTCTTTACAAGAATTAAAAAAGTATGATGATAACTCAGTAGATTTATTATGCACAGACCCGCCATACGGCTATGGATTTATGGGTAGAGATTGGGATAAAGTTCTTCCAGATATTGGAATATTTGAGGAGTGTTTCAGAGTATTGAAACCTGGTTCAATGGCATTCGTTATGTCTGCACCAAGAAGTGATGTTCAGTATCGTATGGCTGAAATGTTAGAAAAGGTTGGATTTAGAATTGACTACACACCAATCTATTGGACATACGCAAGTGGGTTTCCAAAAGCAATGAATATGGGTAAGATGTTGGATAAAGTTGGTAGAGATAAAAAGGAACTTGACGGAAGTTATGCAGGATTCCAACCAAAACCAGCAGTTGAAGTTGTGATTGTCGCAATGAAACCATTAGATAAAAAAGGTTATTTAGAACAAGCAGAAGATAATGGAAAAGGTATCACTTGGTTTGATGATTGTAGAATACCATTTGAAGAAGGTTATGTAGAACCAGAAAATCAAACAATGCCAGACCTACGAGATGTCGGTAAAAAATCCAAAGAAGCAATCGGTATTGATAAACTATCTTATGGACAAGTTCAGAACGCAAAAAGAAAACCATATAAAACCACTAAAAGAAAACCAAGAACAGAAGGTTCAGTATTTAAAACAAGTGGATTTAAGTCAGAAAATAATGATACCGCAGAAGCCAATCCAATGGGTAGATTTCCAGCAAATCTATTAGTTAGTGATAATGTATTAGATGACGGAAAGATTACTAAATCAACAGGTGGTAGAAGTGGTAATAAAAAAGGTATAGGAACTTATGGAATATATGGAAAGTTCGAAAGTGATGTTAGAAATGAAGACCCTGGTTTCGGAGATAGTGGTGGTTATTCAAGATACTTTAGTTTAGATAGTTGGTTTGAAAAAAACATCAAACAATTACCAGAACCAGTTCAGAAAACATTTCCATTTATGATTGTTCCAAAAGCCAGTAAATCAGAAAAGAACAACGGATTAGATGATTTTGAAACCAAACAAGTTACCGGTGGTGGTGGTGGAGTTGGAGATTATATTGATGATGTAAACTCAGCATCAGGAAAGTTCGGTAGTGAAAAAGCACCAAGTCGTAATATACACCCAACGGTAAAACCCTTGACATTGATGAATTATTTAGTTACATTAGGTAGTCGTAAAGGTGATATGGTACTAGACCCGTTTATGGGAAGTGGAACTACACCACTTGCGTGTGTTTCATTAGAAAGAAACTATATTGGTATTGATAATGAGGAAGAATATTACGAGATTGCAAAAGCTCGTGTTGATAAATTAGAAGCACCAATTAAAGCTTGGAAAAAATTTATTTGATTTTGAAAATAAAAATGATATTTATTTATGGGTAGAAAAGTAATATACAAAACAAAAGAAGAAAAGAAAGAAGCTCAGTTAAGATGGCAAAAAGAACATTATGAGCGTAATAAAGAAAAATTAAAGTTACAAGCCCGACAACGATATCGTAAACAACAACAAGAAAAAATTAGAAAAGAAACAAGGGATAAGTTATATGGAGAATGAAAAACTAACGAGTTTTGGAAACTCTTTTCAATCCAAAATCATAGCATCATTATTGGTTAAGAAAACTTTCTTACAAACCATATCAGATATTCTACAACAAGAGTATTTTGATTCTGATGCCAATAAATGGTTAGTTAAAACTATTATATCTTATTTTTATGAATTTAAAACAAGTCCTACATTAGAAGTAATCAAAGTAAAGATAAATGAAGTAGAAGATGATATATTAAAAACTTCTATTGTTGATAAGTTAAAAGATGCTTGGAATCATAGAGAATCAACAGATTTAGAATTTACACAGAAAGAAACTATCAAGTTTTGTAAAAATCAAAAATTAAAAAATGCAATTATTGATTCAGTAGTTCTATTGGAAAACCAAGACTATGATGAAATCAAAAAGAAAGTTGATGAAGCAATGTCAGCCGGAACTGAAAGAGATGTTGGACACGATTATTTAGTAAGTTTAGAAGAAAGATTATCTAAATCAGCAAGAGATGTCGTTGAATCTGGTTGGGGTGAGATAGATGACATTATGGACGGAGGTCTTGGTGGTGGTGAATTGGGTGTAATTGTTGCACCAGCAGGTATTGGTAAATCTTGGGCGTTACAATGTATTGGAGCTAATGGATTAAAAAAAGGAAAAACAATTGTTCATTATTCATTAGAGTTAAATGAAAATTATGTAGGGTTGAGATACGACACAATATTTAGTGGTATTACAACATCTAATATAAAGTATTATAAAGAAGATGTCAAGAAAAAATTAGAAAAATTACCTGGAAAATTAATGATTAAGTATTACCCAACAAAATCAGCATCAGTTCAAACATTAGGTTCTCATTTAAAACAATTAGAACTACAACAAATAAAACCAGATATGGTGTTGGTTGATTATGCTGATATTTTAATGGGTGTTGGAAAAGAAAAAAGATTTGTGTTAGAGTCTATTTATGAAGACTTAAGAGCTCTAGCAGGAGAATTAAATTTACCGATTTGGACAGCTTCACAAGCCAATCGTTCATCATTAGAAGAAGAAGTAATTGATGCTACAAAAGTATCTGAGTCTTATTCTAAGATTATGATTGCAGATTTCGTAATGAGTATGTCTAGAAAAGTAGAAGATAAGGTTGGAAAAACCGCAAGATTTCACATTATCAAAAACAGGTTTGGTGTCGACGGAATAACATTTCCTTCAAAAATGGATACTGAACTTGGTAAAATTGATATCTATAAATCCACTTCAAAACAAGGAGTTCAACAACAAAAGAAAATGGACAACTCTGAGGAATTTTTGAGAAAAACTTTGAAAGAAAAGTTACAAATACATCAAAAAGAAGTGGACGGTTTTGAATAATCTTATATTTATAGTAGAACAAAGCAGATTAAAAATTAAAAAGGAGTTTCAATGCAATTTCAGTTATCGGACAATTTCGTAGACAAATATAAAAGAAAAAAAGCACCATTTGGGTTCAATGGTCTTGGTGAATTAGTCTATATGAGAACCTATTCAAGAATTAAACAAGATGGAAAAAATGAAAGATGGTGGGAAACCGTAAGACGAGTAGTCGAGGGGACTTATTCAATGCAAAAACAATGGATAGATTCACACCAATTAGGTTGGAATCCTTGGCAAGCACAAAAATCTGCACAAGAAATGTATGATAGAATTTTTAATATGAAGTTCTTACCGCCTGGTCGTGGTTTATGGGCTATGGGAACACCAATAACTGAAGAAAAAGGTTTATATGCGGCGTTAAACAATTGTGCATTTGTATCAACAAAAACAATTAAAGATGATTATTCTAAACCATTTTGTTTCTTAATGGACGCATCAATGTTAGGTGTTGGTGTTGGTTTCGATACAAAAGGTGCAGGGGAAATTGTCGTTAAGGGTGTTGAGATTAAAAGAGATTCACAACAATACCAAATACCAGATACTCGTGAGGGTTGGGTAGAATCATTAAAATTATTATTAGAAAGTTATTTTCACGGACAAGCACCTATTGAATTTGATTATTCATTGATTAGATTAGCAGGTGAACCTATTAAAGGCTTTGGTGGAGTATCATCAGGACCAGAACCATTAGAGGAAGTTCACGAAAGTATTAGACAAGTATTAGAGGGTAATACAGGACAACCAATCACAATTACAACCATTGTAGATATTATGAATTTAATTGGTAAATGTGTTGTAGCTGGTAATGTTCGTAGAACAGCAGAGATTGTATTTGGGGAACCAGATAGTGAAGAATACTTAGACTTAAAGAATTACAAAGTAAATCCACACAGAGACCAATATGGTTGGACATCAAACAATTCAATATTTGCAGAACTCGGTATGGATTATACAGAAGTTGCAAAACGAATCGTAGATAATGGAGAACCAGGTTTAGCTTGGTTGGATAATATGAGACATTATTCTCGTATGAAAAATGGTGGTGATAACAAAGACCATAGAGTAATGGGTGGTAATCCTTGTTTGGAACAATCATTAGAATCATATGAGTTATGTTGTTTAGTAGAAACATTTCCAGACAATCACGACGATTTAGAAGATTACAAAAGAACTTTAAAATACGCATACTTATATGCTAAAACGGTTACATTGGGTAGAACACATTGGTCAGACACAAATCGTGTTATGTTAAGAAACAGAAGAATCGGTTGTTCAGTTAGTGGTGTCGCACAATTCATAACTAATCGTGGTATTGATGAGTTAAGAACTTGGTTAGAGGGTGGATATGACACTATACAAAAGTGGGATAAAGAATATTCAGATTGGTTTGCTATTCCAAAGTCAA